GTAGCAATGTCATCCACTAGAGGGCCCTGTGATGGTTTCCCATCATCCACGTCGAAAAGCTGAACGCGCTTTGCAATAAGACCCTTGCAGGTCTAAACGACGAATCTCATCCGCCTATCCCAACCCCTTTTTCGTATCTTATCAGGTACGTAGGAGTATCGGATGATCCTTTTCTTGGCCCATATCAGGGGAAGATCAGGTTCATCCAGGATAGAGACGAAATTGTCGTTGCTGAAAGCTGGGTTACCAACCCCAACTTTCTGCGGCACGAGGACGTCATCAACAGTTAAGTAGCCAAGAGGTTCCTTAACAAATTGAGAAGTCGGTCGCTTAACAATGCGCACATCTGTACGCGGTAGATCAACAGATAGAATTATATCATCTGGAACGACTAAATATGGACTTAAAACTCCCGAATCTATGTATTCAGGGGCCGTCACATATTGTTCCAAATGAAGACTATCACACAGCTTCTTAAAACACGGGAAAGTAGCACAAATAAGGCTATAACCTATGTCATAATGAACTGTGAAAAAGTTAATCAACCGTATAACGTCAGTTGCATCACAAGCAGCTTTCTTCAGATAAAAGCCTCGTACGTATCTCCCTGAAGAGAAATCAGCTCCACAACTCTCACGGAATCCCACTCCTTTATAAAAGGACTTTTCATGATTAACATAAAGTCCAAAGGTTTGGAATATCCGCTCGATGGTAGCGATCTCCGCATCGGTAATGTGTGGTATATTTAGTATCACATCATCGCCAAAAGCGGTGGCTTTACGCCAGTCGCCATGAAGTACGTCTTCACCTTTGTTTATACGAGATAGCCCAATTAAGGACTGAATCCCGTTAGCTATAGCTGTGAAAATCAGCGTTTCTAGCTCAAAGGTATCAGCGTGCCCCATAGGAGCCCATTTCTCATAGTAATCCGTGCTTACGCACATTTCATTACCATAGGAGGTTGACCGACACATCCGTAACATCTTATAGAATTTACGAACCTTATCGGAGCTTTTAACGTTGTTAAAGAGTATATTTACCAAGGCCACTGATATAGTGTCCGATGCCATTTCAAAATCGATAGTCTGGTATTCGCCAGTTACCGATCCGAGATAGGCAAGGTATTTATGCTCATCCTGCAGATGGTTTAAGTCTACAGAACATCGCTTCAGCGCTTCGCGGATTATTCTTCCGTTAACGTGCTGAGAGGCGATTCCAACAACGGAGTTGACGCCTATCATCCTATCAGTCTGTTCATTCTTAGGAACAGTCATGAGAACATCGTGACCTGTTCGAACAGATAGATTTTCGTTGATATAGTCTGCAATTTGATCCTCGAAAAAGTATCGAGCATCGTACTCGTCGGATGGTCTTATCCATCCAGATTGCTCAGAACGACTGAATTTGGATATTCTATCGTCAGAGCGAGCGAGTTCGTACATCCCAGTAGCGGGGCTAGGCGGATTACGCAACTTATTGCGAATCTTTCTAGGCAGCCGCATTTTTGGTACTGAGAAGTGGACATTTGCAGTGCCGGGGCCAATATATACATAATCGGCTTTGGCAAGCTTAACATTACTGAATGCTCTATTTATAAAGCGGACAGCGTAGTTAAGTACATAATCAACATCAGGATCCCCTGCAACAGGGGCGATAGGTGCAAGACAGGGCTCATGTGAACCCATCCCGAGCCAATAACTATTAGTCATCGCGCACCGCTCTTCTGAGTCAATAAAACGGTCAAAGCACTTAAGCTTCTTCCGCATATTGTCCTCTTCAGAGGAAATACGTGCCGGTTTCTTCTTGCAGACGGTTTCGGGGTTAATACCCACTATCTTACTTAGCTCTTCAGCTACGGAGACAACCATGTTCTGATCATCTTCCGTTAATAAAGTAAGCCGTGACGTCTTTTGGGCTTGCGCCCGGGACTTCCGCTTATCCTTACGGAACGACCCTTCTCTAGTCTTCACAGACATTGAGATACCTCCACAGGAACTCTAACACACGATCATGACAATGAATCCTAATATGGATTATGACCATTGTCAATCTGATCAACAAAGATGCTTTCAGCCAACAAATTCTTAGCAAAGTTTCTAAGCTTTGTTATGTCGGCGGTCGGCATATCCTTAGGTATATTAACATTAACATTAATATAACCAGCCTTATAAGTCTTCTGATTGTTAAGATCAGTAACTACATAAGGTACGGATACGTGATAATCGATATTACGATTACTACGAGTTGCCTTGACCTTCTTAGCATCTGCAACCAGCTTTTTATCTAGCTGATACGAAGTGCCAGAGTTAACCCAAACGACCAAATCCCCGTCTTTAGATTGCGGGGTAAAGGTTGTGTCGGTGGTGCCATCAGAGATGGTAACGTTGGCTATTGCTGCCATACATACTCCTTAGTTTGACTAAGTTTCAACGACCCAAAGGAGGGCCCAATATCCCAGTAGCAAACTGGGTACCTATTATTTCCGACCAACGCGTTGACGCGCCAATGCAAATGCAGTCACAGCCCTTCGGCACGACAAATTCAGTTTTGATCTTTGAATCATTTCTGATAATGTCATGTTCAGGCTTAAAGTTCGATTAACACGTCTTTCGAAATCGACGTGATGATGCGAAAATGACTGTACTTGGTGACCATCGGCATCACTGTCTAACCATATGGCAGTGCCATACTGCTCGCGTTCCCGTTTAATGGAATCACAACCATCCGTTGTAAAGGTGGTTATGGATCCAAACTGTGACAAATAGTCACCAACGGGCACGAACCAGTCGATCAGGAAACTCCACGGCGTCGCATCCCACGCAACTTCTACCATATTAAATCTTGCCATGTTTTGCAGGAAATCCTGCTTGGAAAGATAACGGTAACAAGTGTAGCGCTCTTGCTCGAAACAGACTGGAACTTGTATCCAGCCCCAATCGAGTGGAGGCGGCTCTTGGATACGCAATGTACGTGAGCTTGAACGGATACGTAGCAATCTACCTTTGCTGGCTTTAACACCAGCAGCGGCATGCTTGTACACATCCTGAACAGCATGAATAGTAGGAAGAACTCCAAATTGGAATTCAAGCCAGCTATTAGCTGCAGCAAGCGACTTGGATTTAGTTCCAAAAAACGCTTTAAGGGCTTTGCCAAACTGCTTTTTACGCAGATAAGGTGCAGCCTTGCTCACACGACCAAAGTATTCAGATGCCATTTTATTGGCATCTATAATATCC